TTATAGAATTTCTTCTAGCGTATTCTGAAAGTTTCATAATTATTAGTATAAGTTATCTTTGATTTGATTATTTATTTTTTTATATTTTTATATATATTATAAAAAAAAAGTTAAAACTTTGCAATACTTTGATAAAAGCAGGAGCTGATATAAATATTAAGAGTAGAGCAGGTAGAACTGCATTACATTATTGCTGTTTGAGAGGTCGGATTAATACGGTTTCTCCTAAATAATCCTTTAAGTTTATACTTCTTTCATCTGCCCCGTTTTCTATAAGAATTTTTACTTTTTCTAAATTACTATAATCTTGTATGGCGTTAGAAATAGCCGTTGTCCCCTTTCGTCATGTTCGTTTATAATAAGCGGGATTACTTTTTTATTCCTTTCTATAAAATCAACCAATATACTTGTTTTCTTCCTGGCACATATTTCTAACAAATCTAATAAAAGAAGCTTGTTTTTAGGAGTTAATTCTTCTATTGTTTCCATCAAAGTACTGCCGGTAACGACAGATAACTCCATTATTCTAGATAAAGTCGAGTGTTTCATAAGATAAAGCCGATATCTTTATCTTTACAAAACGTTAGAATTATTTTATAATATAAATGAAAAGAATAGAAGATGTACTAGTTAGAATTGCGGCTCAAGAAAAAGGTAATAAAGGCGTGACCTATTTATAATTATTTTTTAAAAACAATAATAGGTTCATATTTAAAATCATTTTTAGAAAAATGAGAAGAAGTACTTTTCAATTTTAATTCTTCAACTAGGGTAAATCCAGAATTTATACTTACTTTTATTAAGTCTTCTTTTAATTTTTCATTAACATTTAATACTAATTTTTTATTATCTTTTAAACAATTAAAACAATTATTTATAGTTTTTACTAAGTAATAATTATACCATTCTTCATAATTTTTATATTGCAGATTGTTATAATTTTCTATGTTATAATACGGTATAGAAGTAAATATGAAATCAATTGAATTTTTAAATAAATTAAAATCCTCTGATTTAATATTATATAATTCAGAGTTAGAATTCAAGATATTTTTTAATTTTATCTGTTCGTTGTATATTTTTTCATTAATTTCTAATCCTATATATTTACCCTTATTGTTGCTAAAGCAATGAAACCCTAAGTGTCTACCACCGAAACCAGAACTTATATCTAAAACGATATCTTCTTCATTACAGAAATGCTTATAAATATTACATGCCAATTTAGGATTGAAAAAAGAGATCGTATATCTTAATGTTCTCATCCCATTTAATATAGTTTTTAAACTAAAATCAAATATTTCGTTATTATTATTTAACCCTATCCTATTTTTTATTATTTTAATAAGAATATTGTCGTCTTTAAAAGCTTTAACTGGCGAAGGGAAGGATTTAAAACTAGATTCCCAATAACTATTAAAAATAGATTTTAAATATTTGTTTCCAGAAGAATATTTATTTAAGAACATATTGTCGTGAAAACAAGTATTATCTGGTTTTATATCTTGTCTTATATTAGAAAAGTCATTATAAAATTTACTAAAATATGGGAATTCTGGAGAAAATTCTCTGATAAATTTAAATAAATCTGGTGTTATCTCTTGTTCAACCCAATCTCTTCCTTTTTGCTTATATAAAAACTCTAAATAACTTTTTTCTAAAATTACATCATCTATGTTTATTTTAAAAAAGTTCCCTTTTATTAATTCTCCGTTTTTTATTTCTAAATACGGTTCTTCTTCTACTGTTTCATCTAGTCCTTTATATCTTTTTAAACTTTTTTTATTTTTTATTATTATGTTATTTTTAGAGTTATCATTTAAGATGCTTTTTATCTGCTTATAAGAAAAACGGCTATTCCTATCGAGGCCATGCCAGTAAATACCATCTATTTCTATGTATTCATCATCTATAGTAAAGTCGAAATATTTATTTTCTAATTGCTGGTTACTTAAAATATTTTTATCTTTATTCTTATCCATAAAAATTTTTTCTACATTTGTCTTCTCTTTCTTGAAACTATCTTTATTATAATTATTTTCTTTTAGTTTTTTGGCAAATATTTCGCTAGATTTTTTTGAAATAGTTTGATATCCATATTTTTCTTTATATTCTAGCTTTGTTAAATTGTGTTTAGCAAGGTGAGTGTTTGTTATTAATTTTAGTCTTTCTCCACAAACTTTACATTCTATAGCTTCATTATCGTTAAGTTTTCTTTTAAGACTTTTAAAAAGAAACTTTTGTTCAGGGTATAACTCTGAATATTTATCTAACGTTACCTCTTTGTGTTTTTTAATAATATGTCTTGTTAAAGCACCAGAAATATTATTTATATCTATATATTTTTCTCCACAAATTTTACAAGATATAAAATGTTTTGACTTGTTTATCAATGCTTCTTTTCTTTTTTTACAATTTCTTTCTTTCCAATTAAGACCATCGGTATATCCAAATTGTAGTTTTGCTCTGCAAGAATTACAAAGATGAACTTTTTTCTTTGCTAAAGCTTTATAGATTACATAGCCTGTAGAACCTAAAGGTCTGCTACATTTATCACAAATAGCTTGTACAAGTTCGTTAGAACCTCTAGAAAGAGATATTACTTGCTTGCCTGATTTTGTTTTTTCGTTTATTATCATAATAAATTATATAATAAAAATCTGCATTTGTCAAGTTTTTTTAGTATAAACCTTTCCTTGGGGTAAAGTATTATTACCTATGACATCCTCCCACGACTAAAGTCGTAGCTTTCTTGCGAGAGGAATCGTAAAAAAAAAGCCAATGACTATTTCTAGCCATTGGCCTTTAATTTCTATAAATCTAATTAAATATTAGACTAGATTTTTCACCGATAACTGACCGTAGTTGTACTGACCGCCATCTACGATAACTTTCCCGTATCTGGTCATAAGACCTTTCCTGGGCGTAAAGTCTTCAGGATCAATTATTGTCGGTGTCATCTGGACAGGGACATAAGGAGCATAGAAGTAACCACTTTGCATGAAGTTCTCTCCCTTATAGCCAACAAGAACCTTGTTGCTTGGGAAGATAGCGTCTTTATAAACGTCAATCTTGCGATTGAGCTTACCGGCATAAGTGATACCGAAATTGCTTGAATTGTCTCCAACTCCAGACTGAGCGGGTTCGAATCCCTGAACTGTTTCGAGTTTTGCAGAGATTTCGGGTGAGGTAACAATCCAGTTACCAACTCCCAACTTGGTGTATTTGTAAAGCTTGTTAGCAAGCTGAACAATACGATCTGCTAGACCCTTATTTGGGTTCAGGTAATCGAGCTGTTGAGAAACAGACTTGAAGTCATAAACTTCTTTGCTGTATGACTGCATGAGCAGGTCACGAAGGATTTCACGGTCGATTTCGAGAGCGATTTCGTTGGACAGAAGTGCAACGAGTTCTTTCTCTGCATCGATGTTGTGAATGATCTTCATGTCTTGTTCAGCTTCGTTTGACCACTTGGTCTTCAGTTTGCGAGTTCTTGCGACTACGCTTTCTGAAAGGATTCTGAGGTCAACTTCCGGGAGGTCGTCACGGAATTCGAAGTCGCCATAAGCGAAGAGGGTAACTGAGGTTGGGTAACCGGAGGGAGCATTAGCAACTAGTGCTTCTGAAAGAGTAGCGGAGATAGCTCCGGTAGTCTTATTGATAGTTACGTTAGTAACATCAACTCTGCGGTCAACAGAACCTGTAGAAGAAGTGGAACCGGCATCAGCAACGGTACTGAGGTATCCGATCCAACCAGTAGTAGTTACTACGTTACCGGAACCAAGTTGGTTGAGCCAAGTAAGATTCTTTGTAATGTCGCCAGCGGCAACAGTACCGGAAAGAGTAGTACCACCGGCATAGGAAGTGGTAACATCGAGCTCAAGCTCAGTTGAGCTGTAGTATGGGTCATAAGCCCAAGTAGAATAAGGCCCAGGAACACCCAAGAATTCTTCACCGGCAGTTGTCTTACCCTTGCTATTAGTGTAGTAATAGCGGAGGTAGAAAACAAGGGATGAAGGGGTGGTCATTGGCTGAACACCAACGAGCTTGTTAGCAACGAGGGCGGGATAGAAACGGCGTACTATGGGGAGAAGTACACGTTCTGGGCCTGAGATATCGCCAGAAACGGTAGCTTCAGTCAGCATACCACGGTTTTTATCGATGTATTCTAGTTGGTTTTCCAAGAGGATGGCGCAAACCGAACGAGGATAACCCTTTAGGGATTCTCCAAGAAGTGGAGACCACTTCTGTTCATATTGTTCGGCAAGTCTTCCAAACTCTTGCTTTTTGGCGTTAACAACGTCTTGTAGCATAATAATCTCCTTTTAAGATTAGAGTTAGTCTAGACCTGCAAGTTGACGTAAGCGTTGCAGATGTTCTGGTTTCTTTTCTTCTCTCTTGAAATTTTCAGAGAGAATGTCATAATCAACCTTGCTTTCTGCACCAAAGTCCTCTACGGCTGGTTTAGAAAATCTTTTTTGGGGTTCTTCCTTTTTAACTTGCTTCTTTTCAGGAGCAGTTTCTTCTGTTATAACCTTGCGAGGAGTAAGTTCTATTTCTTCAGACTTTACTTCTTTTGTAGGTTCAGAAGGAGGAGTAACCTTTTTAGCTTCTTCCTTTTCCGTGACTTTAGCTGATTCATTCAGCTCATTGATTATCTGTTCTTTTACTTGCTTAACCAATTTAATGTTTTTTTGGAAAGCCTCGATCAGTTCATTTTCTGTTTTCACAGGGCCAAGCGTAGAAATGAACTGTTCTTTAATATTAGCAGGCATACCTTCCGTTAGCTGATCAAGTTTAGACTTAATCTTAATAGCTTCCAGTTTTTCAGACTGCTCTTTAATAACCTTCTTTAATTCTTTAGTATCTTCAAGAACGGTGTCTTTGTATTCACCTTCAACAATGAAAGGAGCAATGTTCTTCTTTATTTCATTAAAAGCTTTAAACTCAGAAGTTTCCATAAGCTTTTCACGAACTTTGGTTTCGATTTCTTCGTACATTTCCTTAACGGTTTTTACGAACTTATCGGAATACTCTTTCTTGAGTTTTGCTTCACCTTGCTTAAAGACTTTATAGAAATTATCTCCAATCTTTTCTTCGGCTTCTTCGAGAACTTTTTCTTTATAAGCAAGAAGCTTATCTTTGAATATTTTAGCTTCTTCTTCAGTTAAATCGAGGTCGCCGTCTTCAGTTATTCTTGATTTATTGGCGTATTCCTTTTCTAAGGATTCCTTTACTGCTTTCGTTTGTTCTTCTTTCCAAGAATCAAGTTTAGCAGTAAATTCTTTTTGCTGTTCTTCGGTTAAATTAATATCTTTAAGAAGGCTCATTTCGGCTTCCTCCGTTTGTATTTATCTTTATTTTTATATTTTTTTTTATATTATTCTTCTATTTCGTCTTCTTCATCAATGTCGATTTCATCTTCATCAATTTCATCTTCATCGGCATCGTCTTCGTCAATTTCATCTTCTTCGTATTCTTCTTCATCTTCTTCATCGAAGTCTTCGTCTTCATCTTCTAAATCTTCATCATCCATATCTTCGTCTTCATCTTCATCTTCATCGAAGTCTTCATCGAAGTCTTCATCTTCGTCTTCCATATCTTCGTCTTCTTCGCCTTCAAATTCGTCTAGTTCTTCTTCTCTTTCTTTGCTCATAACTCCTCCCGTTCTCTTGAGTTCTTCTTCTTCTCTTTCTTCTCCGGCAAGTTTAGCTTCTAATTCGGCAACTTTCTCTCTTAACATTTCTACTTCTGCTCTTAATCCTTTTTCTTCTCCCATTTGTTCTGATTGAGGTTCTACCATATTTCTGAATATAGGAACATTGGAACCCATTTCTTCGAAAAGGCTTTTGTTAAGACGATTATATCTATCATCTCTTATAAGTGTTTCTAACATTTTCATTTCAGCACTCCTTTATTTGAGTAAATCATCAATTGTCTTGAACGTATAGTATTTTTTTGGTGTTGCTTTTAAAACTTCTGTTATCATTTCATCTAAATTTTCATAATTTTTTGTTAAGTTGAAAGATTCAGAAATATTAAGCCAAGAGGAATAATTTGAGGGTTGTGCAACTACATCCCAAGTAACAAGAGAAAAATCTTCTTGAACTATATCGTCACCTTCTTTATTTCTAGCAGTTGAACCCATAGCTCTTGAAGAAACCCCAAGCTGTATACCTGATTTTATAAGTCCAGCAAGTATATCTCCACAAGGAGTATTTTGAATAACTTCTATTTTACCAATTACTTTGTTCCCTTCAAAATGAGCTTCGGTAATAAAGTGAGAAACTCTATCTAAATGTATTTTCAAATCAGCGGGATGGTCAAGTTCTCCGACTATTCTTCTCGATTGTATATCAGGAGATATTTTCTTCAGCTCTCTTTCAAGAAGATTGGTTGGATAAATTCTTCCGTTTCTGTTTTTAATATTACCTTCGCTTAAAGGGCCACGAAGATATAATTTACCATTACCAGAAGAATCCTCTTCGAGTTTAAACTGAAGAGGCATAGTGTCAATAAGAATACCTTTACTTACCATATAGATTATCTTTTATTTTTATATTATTTTTTTTACTTTGATAATCTTATCACTTCTTCCATAAGCTTATTTTTAGAAAATATATTTATATCTTCTTTTTTGGCCTTTTTAAATTTAACTGCCATATTAGCTCTTTTCTTTAAAAGTCCGGTAATAGTTATTTCTTCACCTTTAACTTTTATCTTAGAACCGATTTCTCCGTCAACTATTCTATTAAGTATCCCCATAGGAATAGTTTCATCTTCATCATACCCTAATTGTTTATGTAATGCGCCTTTCGTACCCTTCTTCTCCATCTTCTTGTCTACTTTTTGCATAAACTTTTTCTTTTCTTCTACGATAACTTTATTTCCTGGTTTAACAGACTCAAGCAAGTCTACGCAATCTTTAACTATTTTTTTAACATCTTGCTTGCTAAGTTTCTTTATGCATTCAGAAACTTTTTCATAAGTCATTTCTTCTTTATCTTCTTCCTTATCTTCCTTATCTTCCTTATCTTCCTTGTCTTCTTCCTTGTCTTCTTCCTTGTCTTCTTCCTTGTCTTCTTCCTTGTCTTCTTCCTTGTCTTCCCCTTCCTCGCAATTTTCTTTTTCGCACTTATCTTCTTTCTTTTCTCCGTATTCAGGAACCTTCTCTTCTTCCGTTATAAAAAGTTTACTAAAAAAATTATCTAATGTCTCCATAATTATACCTTTATTCTAATTAAGCACCGTAATTTTCAAGAGGAGAAGGTTCTCCTTCAGTCCCAGTAGTTGCTTCTACTCCAGGAGCCCCTTCTGGTGCAGCTCCTTCTTCAGGAGGAAGTTCTTCTCCTGCCGGTACTTCTTCTTCTGTTCCAGTACCAATTTGCTGAGTGATAGAGAAAAGATCTCTGAAAATTTCAGTAAGTCTTTCTTCATCAAAATTACCAGATTGTCTCATATCTCTGATTTCTTTTATGATATTTGCAAGAGAAGTATTCTCTTGGTTACCATTCCAGAATACATCTTCGATAACAGAAAGAAGCGCATTAATTATTTTTACTTCTTCTGTAGCTTCTTTAGCCAAATCTTCTTCTGAACCGAGTTCTGCAGTTCCAGCAGGTTCTTCCATCGCTTCTCCACCTTCTGCTACAACTCCCTCTGCCGGAGGAACATCTTCAGCAGATACATCCACGGCCTGTTCAGGGGCTTCAGCGGCAGGAGCAGCTCCAGCAGGAGCATCCATCCCGGTAGGAGCAGGAGGAAGAGGAGGAGCTTCCATTAGAAGACCCCAATTAAACATAATCTTTTTGTTTTCTTTCAAAACTCCAAAAACTTTTTTTAAATTTTCATCTATCTTGTTAGAAGAAGAAACTGAAAGTAAAGTTTTGCTTAACATTTCCGTGAGTTCTTCTTCGTTTAAAAGAGTTATATTCTTATAGAATTCACAGAATCTTGTAGAATCAATCTTATCTTCTATAAGAGAACTAATGTTCTTTCTGAAAGAAGGACTCTTCCAGTATTCTTTGGCAAGTACTTGAGCTTTTTTAAAGCCACGCAAAGTATATTTATTATTTTTTGAAGAAATCTCCTTGCTGTTTTCAACAAGAAAAATTCTTCCGGTTGGTTTGTTCCAATCAATTTTTTCAACAATGATTTGGTCTTTCTTTTCTGTATTAACTAACATCTTGCCGAAAAATTTATCTTTCTTTAATTTCTCTATACCTTCTGCAAGTCTTTGAATATTGTTAATAGCTGTTTTTGGCTTCTTAACAAAAAGACTGTATATCTTTTTTTCGTTCTCTTCCAATTTCTTGTGTATATTATTTTCTACATTCTCTTTTTCAAGAATAATGTTACTTACTATATTATAAAGATTCTTTTTTGCGTTATTATAATTTTCTGTAAAAATTTCAGAAATAGAATCCTTTAACTTGTTCTTATAATCAACTTCTTCAAACTTGAACTTTTGTATATCTTTTAAATCTATACATCCGTTTGAAAAATCATATTCAGCATAATAGAATTTTTTTTCTATTGTATCTTCTAATATCAAACTTTTTTCTTCAGGATAGATAGCAATAACTTTTGCATTTCTAACCTTACTAAAAGCTTCATTTAAAAGATAGTAAGGTGATTTTCTTAAAAGTTCAAAAAATTTGTTTTCATTAAGAGTCATTGGTTAATTCTCCATTTTGGATTCTTTCTCTTTTCTTTTCTTCAAATAATTTTTTTTCAAGATTTAAGGCATATTCTTTTATACCTTCCATCTCTCCAAATATTTGGAATTCTTCATAAGCATTTGTTATATTATCTTTTTTTGTATCGAAATTTTTATCATTTTTACGATTTTCGATAAATATTTGCATACACTTCAAATATTCGTCATATACCCTCTTTCTCTCTACCGGATCTCGTTTTATCGTTTCGTATATATGATAAGCGGCAGGATTTTTTATCATTAATTCTTTTTCTAATTCATAACTTGCTGTAAGCCCTCCAGCTTCTCCACCGCCGCCTTCTCCACCACCACCTTCAGGAGCAGCAGCCGGTGATTCTCCCCCCGCTCCTCCAGGAACCTCTGCTCCTCCCGCTTCCTCAGGAGATGGCATACCTTCTGTAGGTAACGCTTCTCCTCCTGCAGGCGTAGGCTCAGGGCCTCCTCCTAACGCTCCCATTAAGCCACCACCACCTCCTCCACCACCACCAGCAGCAGAAACCTCTCCTCCTGCTTTTTGTATCTTAACCATTTTTAATAGATTTTCCGCTTCTTCATGGCTTAATCCATAAATAACAGTTAGTATCCATATATCAGGAAACATTTCAAGAGATTTAGCTGATTGTACTGCATTAAATTTAGCAGTCATAAACTCTATATCTGCAAGTTTCTTGATATTAGAAGCAGGGGTTAAATTAATACTAAAAGAATTTATTTCTTCAGAAGAAAACTTTTTAAGTAATAAATGTACTATGGCTACCTTTTCTAATCCTTTGGCGAAAAATCTTTGGAGCCTTTCGATAAATCTTGCAAACCTTATATCAACTGTCGCAAGATTCGATTTAGAAAAAGATACACCAGAATTATCCATCATCGAAAGAGGTATCTTAAGAGCAAAAAACAATTTCTTTTTGAAATATAATACGTCATCTATCTCTCCAAGATTACTTGCTCCTGCTAATTGAGTTACCGTATTATTTGCTTTACCTTGAAGTGAAGGCAGGAAAAAATCTTCAGTTATACTATTTTTAATAAAGACATATGATTTTTCTTTATCGTCTTTTATTGAACAAAGAATCGGGAAATTATGATGTTCATTATCAACCTCTATACAACCAGTATCAATTTTATAATTAAGTTTTTCTACCTTAGAAACTTTATGGTTAATAACTATTGTATTTTTATACTCATTAAAATTTTCATATCCTTGGTTTCTTATCATTCTTAATAAAGAATGCCTATTAACATGATCTAATTTAGAGCATAAAACTTTTTCTTTATTAATTTCTTTTAAATAATTAAAGAAGTCTGGGCGTTTGTTTAAATAATCACAAATAGAATTTGAGGTTTGATTACTGTTTATAAAAGCTTCTTTAATCATTTCATAAATTTTATTATCGAGTACCATTGTTTTCGATTCAGAAAATTTTCTGACATATTCTTTATCAGAAAAGCGATTTTTCATAGTCGCTCTTCTTATTTTATTATGTTCTTTATGTAACTCAGAATGATTATAAGGCTGCATTTTAGATGCAGAATTCCTTTTTATATTTTGTTCAGTTGTCCAAGCTGATAATTCTGCCTTTCTTTTTGCTCCTCTTTCGGAATTCCAAAATTCCTTTCTGCTATCAATTATTTGGTCTCTTCTTTCTTTCCACATATAATTATAATGAAATTTACTGTGTTCTTTCCAATTCATCGGTTTAAGATTATTGGGGTTATTATTAAGAGGGTTAAAATCTTTATGATGAACTACTTTATCAGATAAATCTTCATTATTATAATGTTCTTCTGCGACTTTTCTAAATAATCTTTTAAATTTATTATCTTCTAAATCAAGATAGTATTCATAAATAGCATTATTAGTATTTTTTCTTTTTGGATTATTTTTCTGATATCTACAATACATCGGTATTAAACTATCATTTTCTTTAAGATCCTCTGCCTTTACCTTTTCTCCATTTCTCATGATAAATTTATGATCGGGAGTAACTATATGTTCACTGCCGTCATCAAGCGTTACTTTAACAACTTCAGCATCTCTGCGAGTCACTCCAGCCCACTTAATTTTACCAATGTGATAATTAGCGTCTTTGTCAACACTCATAGTCCAGAGTTCTTTGCCTTCATTAAACTCGGTAATAATATTCTTTAATTCAAGGTCTCTACCATCAAGTAGTTTAATCTTTGTATCTAGAGAAATACATAAAGCATTCATCTCCATATCATATTCACCAGTTTTCGGATTGAACCTTGGTTTTTTTCTCAATTTATCTTTCACTTCCATTGTATATGCCATAGCTTCATCGGGGCTTAGTTCTCCACAATCTATAGTCCATACTCTTTTTTCAGAAGCCCTGCTATAACGGTAAGTGGTCATAGCGTCTTCCATCATATTTAATTGTCTTACTGTTCTTCTAGAAGATTCTAAAACGCTCTGTCCATACGGACGGAACCTAGCATTCTCTATTCTAAAATGAGCAATTCTAAATGCTTGTAAAGTATTAGCTTCTTCTTTCTCATTAGCAGTTGGATAAGTAGTTACTTGGAATGTTTCTTCTTTATAATGTACCTTACTAAAATTAACTAATCTTCCTTTAGTTTCGTTTCTTCTTATAGTAGAAGGATCAATATAATTTAAATAAAGAACTCCAGGATCTTTTTTATTTATAACTATTTCCTCAAATCTATTACCAAACTGTAACATCCCTCTTACTTTTTCCCAACAATCGTTATCTATTTTTAATATTTTGAAAAAAAGATTTTCTAGTTCTTGTTTTACTCTTTCATTCGTAGTTTTAATTTCAATAACATGACCGTTATCTCCAGTTTGGACACATTCATCAGCTATAATGTCTAAAGCCGCTGCTACTTCTGCAGTATGTTCCATTTCTTCAAACTCACGGTATTTGTCTATTAAATGGACATCGTAATCTTTTTGAAGTTTTGATTCTACGCTACCACTAGTAGCATTTAAGTCTCCAGGTTTCTTTGTTCCTTCATATCCGGTCAGAACTCTTTCGTCTGAAGCCGTTATTACTTCTTTATCGAAAAAACCTCTTCCGTTTATCCAGTTTTGTAATCTACGAAAGATATTATTCTTTTTATCTTCTTCTTCTTTATCTATGTCTACTCTATTGATTTTTGTGTATGTTGGCATTTTTCCCTCTTATAGGATTCCGGCTAATTCCAAGATTCTATTTAAATTTTCATTTAACTTAATAAGTTCATTTCTTATTTCTTCATAAACATCTTCTGCTTGTTCTAAAGTACGTTCTATTTCTCTTGGATTACTTCCGCAAGCTCTAGGATGACCTTTGAAATCTATTTCAGCCCATTTCCGGTCGTTATAATTATTTAATACATTTTTATTAAGGTTAGAACCGAAAATACTTATGGTTTTTGTTTTTTCATTATAATAAACAACAGTTGAAATATTTTTTTCATAAAAATACAAAGAGTCAGGGAAGTAAGCAGAAGAACAAAGAACTATACCTGCTTCTTTATCTATTCTTTTTATTGATTCTTTAGTTGCTTTTTCCCTTTCAGAATTCATTTTTTCAGCCATTTCTCTTACTATTTTTTCAGGTAATTTTATAAATTCTAACATTAAATCGGTAACATCTCTTTGAGATTCTGTTGGCCTTAAATTTTTATCTTTTAGAAAATAAGCTAATGCAGCACTATGCATTCTTGCAGTTCTTCCTTTTTCGTGAGAATCAGGAAGAGCTTCTGGGCCTTTAGAATCAAAAGTCGCTATTTCATCTAAGAAATCATCATATACTGTTTTACCTAATAATCTGGCAATAGCTGCTGTTTCATCCATATGTTGCCAATGAGATATATAGATAGTTTCTGGATTTAAATTAAAAGGAACCAGTTTACAAACAGGTTCGTTGCTATTATAAGACCCGTGATGGTCAAACCATTTCTCTCCATCATGTTTGGGATATTCTAAATATACAGAATTTGGTTTTTCTTCGTCTGGTTTTGATGTTAGTATTATTTCCATATTTATTTAACTTTAATCGAAATTGTCATTTTCGTCAAAATTAGCATCTAAAATGATAGGTCTCCCTCTCTTCTTTACCGGAGGTTCTTTCGGTTTTTCTATATTAAACCGTTTATTTATCTTTTCTCTTGTTTTCTTACCGTAAAGCCAATAATATTCTCTATATTGATGTTCTACATCAGTATCATATATTATATCCCAAATCTTTGTTTTAGCTGTATCATCTCCCCTCATTATGTGAGTTTTAGGAGCACTATCTTGTATAAGCCTTTCTTTAAGATAACAATAAATCGCAAGGCTTATTATTAAATCGTCATTTGATCCAGTAGCAGCTTCTGGTTTTTGAGTCTTTTCATTCCATATAAAAGTAAGAGACTCATCTATAGTCCTCTTTCCATTTATTTTTATATTATCATTTTCAAAATCTTCGATTAAAGAATTTATTATAAGAGGTCTGGTTTTCGTAGTAGTTGTCCAACCCCAATCTTTATAACTAACTCTTTTCCTTACTCTTTTAAAAACATTTTTATATTTATGAACATTTATTATATCAGAACAAATAGCTTCTCCTGGGTTATTTCTTTCAAAAACAATTATTGCTTCATTATAATATTTTGATACTTTTATTAATAATTTAGCATATTCATTCGTAGTTATCCTTCTTTTATATTCTGCGACTTGCTCATTATTGTCAAGATTGAAAATATGGAAAGAAGAGAAGCTTTTTGCAGAACCAGTACCTACGTCTGCAACAATTGCATATCTATTCGGCTCGTCAATATATTCGTCTCTTTCGTCTTTAACGCCAGAGGCAGGTATTTCAAAAACAGCAAGACCTTCAATATTTTCCGATCTTCCTGTTTCTATATTTATTATTTTATTAGAAATAGGCTCTTTTACTTTATACCCTAATAACTTTTCTTTACTTAAAACAGTTTCACCGGAAATAATCCACTTCTTGCAAACTTCCTGAAGAAAGCTGTCTCTCGAAGTATTCTTCCAGTGTCCATCAAGCCAAGCGGGGTCTACTAAATATTCAGGGACTTCCCACCAGTTCGCTTCTACAAGAGTGAAATCTGTTTCTCCGTTTTGAGTAGAAGTAAGTTTATCGTAATACCACCCCCCTACACCTGAGTTCCCGTTTCTTGTAGAAATAATTATGGCTTTTGATTTTTCAGATTTTGCAATAGAAGCATAAGAGCCTCTCCATTGTAAATCCATATATTCAATAAAAGCAGCTTCGTCAAATACAAGGATAGAAAGAGATGAAGAACGAGCTCCTTCTTTTCTTCTAGGTAAAGACTTAATCATAGAACCGTTTTGTAAAGAAAAAGTATGTTCGTTATTACCTCCGTCTTTTGTTTTTTGGAAAAAAGGAATCATTTTAATCCAGTCTTCCATACTGTCATAAGTACCCTTTAATTTTTTAAGAAAAGAAGTGGCTAAATCATCATTAATAGAGATTATATCAATACGCTGATCTTTTTTGAACATCGCTTGATGTAATAAATATATATAAGTCCCAACAGAAAAACCTATCTGACGACATTTATCAGATATCACATATTTACTTTCGTTTAATGCCCTATAATATTCTTGCTGATAAAGATATGGTTTATAAGGTATAAAAGAATCAGTTGGGTCTAGAATTTTTAAATATTGGCAAAAATGCAAGATATCTGTTTTACAGTTTTTTATTTCTTGCGTTATCCATTTAGGAGAACCCTTTGGGTATATATTATCTAAAGGCTGGAATAAATTTAGGTTCTCGTAAATCTTGTTTTTACCTCTTTCAATGCCAAGAAAATATTCGTTTTTAACTACATCATTTATAAACTTATATTTTTGAGCATTATTATAAAGAGATTCGTAGTCTAAATTATAATAATCAAAATAATTAATCATTTCTTATTTTTTTATTATATTCGAAAGCCTCTTCTAGTATTTTATATCCTTCTATACCCATCATTTTAAGTTCTTGGATTAAAGCATTAGTTTCCTTAGGCAAACAATTATGTACTACGAAGTCTTCTACAACATATGTATTATCTTCTTCTACTTCAAAATTTAAAACTTCACCTTCGTAATTAATATATTTTATATCTTTAACTGTTAGTATAAGTTTATCATCTAAGATATGGTAAGTATTTTTGTTTAACTTCAAATCTTTGTTAATACCTTTCTTGTCCTCAATAAGCAGAGAAAATTTATTTATAGCTCTCTTTTCTTTTATTCTAATATAATAAGATTCTTTATGTTTAACTCCATCTTTACCAATATGGCTTTTATTAATATTAGTTGAAAAAGGTATTCCGAATTTAAAAAGAATACTCTTTAATTGTCTAAATAAATTTTTAGAAATAGTCGCACAAGTGTATATATTACAAGATTTACTCCTATCTCCTCTAAAATAACCAATTAGAAAATTTCTTAAAATACTATCCTTGCTATTAAAAAAATCTTCTGACAATTTTTTATTTCCAGCCAAACAGCCAATATGTTTTTCTAGGAAATCAGACATATATTTATCACTAAATCTTAAAACAACACACTTACTATATTTTCTATTATTTATCCTTACTTCTTTTGAAAGTTCTTTTTTTACGATTTTTATAATGTCTTTATGGTACTCTTTTTCTTTTTCATGAAAAGATAAAGTTATTCTGTTCTTATTTAATTTTTTACCTTTATCTAAAGAACCTTCAGCCGCCCAATATCCGCAAAGCCTGGCGATATCATCCGAAATATTTAGTTTACTACCAGTCTCTTTATGATTTATAGGTAAACATACAAAATCGCCTTTACTGATATCTCCTGCTTTTATCCAATCTAATTCTATTTTTTTACCTTTAAAATTAGTGAGTTTTCTTCTCTTAATCCCACATATTTTTCTATTTGCTTTCATAGCAAGCACAGGATGTTCTTTAGTAAGTCTAACTTTATTAAATCCTTGGATACCTATTTCAACTATTTCTTCGCTAACCTCTCTAGAAAATTTTTCAATAACTTTTCTATATCTTCCTTTATCTGTTAAAACTAAATCTCCGATGTTAATTTTTTTAGCTTCTATAATACCATTATTTGTATAAATGCCTGTTTCAGGAACAATACAAGCCCCTCCTACTCCGAACTTTCCGTCAGGCCCAGGAACCCTGGTATGCATCGGAGCAACCCACCCAGAATCAATTACACTTTTTATTATTTGCTCGTATTCTTCTTCATCGAATATAGCATTATATATTAAATTAAAGAATACTACTTTCAGAAACCCAAAAACATTTGATGTATATTTACTAAAAGCAGCAGTAGTAAGTTTCATTTTATAGACAGGGCATTTGAAGAAATCTGTTCCTAAAACTTCAGTAACTTCATCTAATATATCTTTTTTATTACATCCAAAAACCATACGGGTTGGATGTAAAAAATCATAATCTGCCGTTCGTTGAGTTAAAAATTCAGGGTTATAAATTAGGTTATTTTTTACTAACAGTTTTTCTAACTTTATTAAATAACTTGGCAAAACAGTAGATTTTATTATAACTCGTCTGTCTTCAGCTATTTCTTCTATCTTTAAACAAACTTCCTTAACTATTTCAAAGTTAGGAGTTTCGTCAACCATTGGAGTAGGGACACAAATAAAAATATAGTTATTTCTTTCTATTAAATCTTCTACTGTTTGACAATTTCCAGTTCCATTTATGTCATAAGTAGACATATCTTCTATTTTTAATCGAGTATATCCTCTATAAACAGCTTTCCCGACAAAGCCAAGACCTATTATTCCGACATTACTATTTAGAATTTTTTTTAGTAGCATTACTTTAATTTATGTTTTGAAAAACAAAAAAACCTCAAAGCCATAAATAATTATAGCTTTGAGGTCTAATAAAAAACAAAGGAGGATTAAATTATTTAATACTTACGGCAGTACCAGTCTTCTTGTAAAGAGCAATAAAAGTAGTACCGGCGGCATTAAGATAACCAAAAATAGTTCCCTGTCTTGTACCTTCTGTTGTATTACCAGCGGTAAGGCTAGAATAAAAATTTATTGAAGTTTCAGAGACTCTATTTTGTTTTTCTGCGGCAGTCCAGTCGCTTACTCCGGTTATGGAGTCTTGACTGTTATAAGCTTCGCCAATTCTTGGTTCTGTTGGGTTCTTCATTATATTCTCCTATTAGGCTATAGAAACGGAAGTTCCATTAGCTTTGTAAACAATAATAGAACCTGTGTTAAGAGCAAAAACTGTACCCTTGCGTGAACCAACGGCAGCTTCTCCGGCAGAAATGCTAGAGTAAAAATTTAAAGAAGTCATTGGCTGTCTCTTGTCTTGGTCTGCGGCAGTCCAATCTTTAACTCCGGTAATTGAATCTTCGCTGTCATATGCAGCGTCAAGTCTAGGATCTGTTGGATTTTTCATTATATTCTCCTATTAGGCAATGGAAACAGAAGTTCCATTTATCTTATACATTACGATAGAACCTGTATCGAGAGCAAAAATAGTCCCTTTCTTGGTTCCCATCGCTGCGGCTCCAGCAGAAATGCTTGAATAAACATTAAGTTTTATTCCAGGATTCCTAGAATTTTGGTCAGCAGCAGTCCAGTCTTTTATTCCAGTGATCGAATCTTCGCTATCATAAGCGTCACCGAGTTTAGGTGATGTTGGTGATTTAGACATTATAATCTCCTTTGTCCATTTATATTGTTATCTTTTTTTTATTACTATTTTTTTTTATTTTTCTCAATATAGCATTTTATTTTTAGAATAAGTCCTTTCTATTCTTTCTATTAAAAAAGTAGGAGTCATATTCTCTTTTGTTAATAAAAGATAATCCCACCCTTTATTTATACAAAATTTCTGAGCATATATCCTTTTAGCTTTATTTATCGGCCAGTTTATTTGACTTATAGGCTTTACTTCAACTAATAATTTATTATTTATTAAAACATCAGGAAGATAATTCTTTATCCTGTTCTGATAGACATACGGTATTTTAATACATTCGCTTTCCCACATTTTAACAGAATTTATACTATCTAAGAATTGGTATAACTTAAGTTCCCAAGAAGACTTAAAATTATGGAGCTTTCTTGATTTCTCACTTTTATATACTCCTTGAGTCCAATTATGCTTTTTATATATTTTTAATATCTGTCCCATTATTTTCTTTTTACACCCAATTTTTTAGTCTTTTCTTCAAAAGTTTCTCTTTCATCTTCCAATATACTTGGGTCAAAATTATAGTTATATTGATTAAGAGTTTTTATATTATCTTTATTATTTAACATTTTAGCAATAGAAAGCAGTTTATCAGTACTTGTTTGTATTAGATGCTGCGCTCCGTTTAAAGCCTCATATAGGACACCAGAAGGTTTATCACTATCATCTATCTGGCTTTTTATTGAATTATAAGCTTCTATTGCTCTATCTCTATCTTCTTTAGCTATTTTATATATTTCTTCAAGAGTTGAGTTGGTATTTACTTTTTTACCTTCTACTAATAATTCTGCATTATCTAAGACAGTTACACTTTTATTTTCCTCGGAATCCATTTTCTTAGCCTTTCTTTATTTTTTACTACATATTGCTTGACAGTACCATCTCTATCTATTGTTATAATTTCTTCTACTGTACCATAAAGCCGTTGTAGTTTTTTTATTATTTCCTTTAAGCTTAAATCTTTTTCTATATTAGAAGCATGCTTATATGGATGCCTTATAATTGCTTTTTTATAAACAAGATATTTTAACGGTATCTTCTTCTCTTTTTCTTTTAAATCATTCAGATAATCTGTAGCTCTATCTCCTAAAAGAGTTACAAGAAACCACCCCATCTTTTTTACTACTTCTTCTGGAGACAAATCTTCAACTCTTCTCCTATCTATTTTCTCCTCATAGTCTTTACTTAGAATATCGCTTCTTTTCTTAAGATAATCCATTATAGTTTCATCATCTTTTATATCTATACGGAAATCTCCTAATTGGTCTATCCAAAAATCAAATTTAACCTTATTTTTGTCTTTATGCTCTTGTAAAACGTAGAAATCTTCTATTTTCATGAAAATTATCTTTAATAAAAGATTAAAACTCTGAGCTTTTTATTAATTCCTTTTCTATCTCTTCTTCGCTTATCTTAATACCAGTTATATTAAATTCCGTCTGAACTTCGGTTATATTCTTTTCTCTTTCATTATTTATAGTATTTATCTTAGTAACCCTATAATTAGAATGATTATGCCTATTATAAATATCATAAAGTTGTTCACTGTTCTCTATGTCTTTTAATATTTTTCTTATATAGCTTTGAGTTATCCCGTAACTTTTAACATAGTTTATAAAACTCTTTTTATCGAAATGTTTCTGGTTCATTTCCAGATATTTTTCTAGAAATTTAACTATTCGTAATTTTTTCCTTAAATTAAAAAACAAACACTCGTTTAAAAAATGTATAAGTTCAGTAGAATCATTATGACCTTCTTTTACTGGGTGAACAATTAGCTTATTGCTATCTTCTACGTAAGGTATTAAATCATCGGTTACTAAGTTCCTATTCTTGAATTTACTTTCCTTACAAGTTATAAATGCCAGGTGCTTTTTCACTACAAGAGAAAAATACCTAAAAGCTAGACTACTTTTGCTTTTGAATCTTTCGGGATCAAACTTTTCTATTGCCTTTAAACAAGCAATATATCCCTCATTCTCAAGAACATCTCTATCTTCGTATCTCCAATAACGATACAAATTTATTATAGCTTGTATTATCTTACCGATTTCTTTTATTGCCAAGTCTCTGTATACAATACTACCGGTTTTTTTATACTTTGCTATGTGTTCTTCTGTGTATTTATTATTAAAATATAGTTTTCCAGCCATTAACTAATATATGTTATATTACCTTTTCCTTTTCTTATTGCTTTTTATGAAATATATTAGAGAAAGAAAAGAAATTATTAATGTTATTATTTCTTTGCTGAAAGAAATTATTTCGGAATAATTAACTGATTGCTTTTTTGTTTCTACTTTATTTGGGGTTTCTTCTTTTTTTCTATCTCTGAAACTTTTTTTTGTTTCTTCTTTTTTAACTGTATCTTGGTTAGCAGAAGAAGCAGGCCCAGAATCAAACATAAGCCGATTGTCTTCTAGTTTTATAGTTACAGACCGCTTGGAATTCCTTGATAAAAAGGAAATAAAAAATACGGTCATAGAAACAACAAAAATAGAGACCAAAATAACATTTAAATGATTCTTTTTTAACATTATCAGATCCCACAAAAAGCTATGAATTCACTAAACCTTTTATCTAATACTTCTGTATTTATTTTATTTTCTTCAGTATCTTTTTTTATTTCTTCGGTTACTATGTTATTTATGATAGGAGTTTCTTCTCCTTTAACTAATATAACTTCTATTTTAGTAACAGGTATTTTTTCTTTTATTTCTGTTCTTCTTATTTGAAAAGAATATTTTTTGGTACTAAAACTTATTTCAAAAAAAACAAGATTTTTATAAATAGTTTCTAGTACAACCCCTGTCTTTTCTGCAATATTTTTTATTGTTATTATAGAACTTTTTCTATTTAATAACTTTTTAAAGTCTTCGGTATTTACTTTTAATGCTCCTTCTCCGTCTTTTGTTTTTATCTTAAGCGAAAAAGGTCTTTCTGTCTTTAAGTCTATAAAATCTTTTATTTTCATACTAATTATCTTTATTTTTCTCGTAAAATTCTGGGCAATAATCTGGTATTTCTGTTATTTCTTTTCCCAAATAAATACATTTTTTTTCTTTATTATATTCGCAATATTCACAGTTTCTTTTTTCTGGTATCTTAAAATTAAAGATTTCATTTATATCTTTATATTCAGCGTCTTGTACATCCTTTATATCATAAACTATTCT